TTAATTGGTACAACAACAACTGGTATTGAAACTCTTGCTTATCCTATTTCATTTAGAATGAAAGCTCATTATAATGGTAATAATAATTACAGATTAGTAACAACATATTACAATTATATACAAGGTGGTCCTGGTACTGATGCTACAATGGTATGTAATCTAGCTGGTTACCATGATTATTCTAGTTTATCATTTAATTCTGTTCCAGTTACTATAACCGTATCAAAGAATCCATAATACTAATTATTGAATAATTAAGAGGTTCAAATGGATAATATAATTGAACAAGTAAATGAATTTCTCACCAAATCTAATAGTAGATATGCTACAACAATACAAAGAGCAGTAGCCGATTTGAGTAGGTATTCTGGTAATTTCTGGGATGCAGATTATTCTTCTAGATACAATCGTAATAATCGTTATAATTTATCTTTGAATAACTGGAATCCAATGGTAAATGCCATTGCTTCACCAATTTCTAATAGTCCTTGGCACATTGAATTGGTAGATAAACACAATGGATTAGAACAGATCCAAGAAGCTATTGATGAAATAGAAAGTGATACTGATACCAAATCTGCAATGATTGATGCTTTCCGTAAAGCCGTATTGACTGGATATGGTTATCTTGTAGTCACAACTGTAGAAGATGAATTGACCGGTGAACCTAAAGTTGCTATTGAAACTGCAACTCATATTGATGCTATTGCTATTGACCCAAACTGTGTAAATGTAGATTGTAGTGATGCTGAAGAAGGTGCAGTTGTCAATTATATTTCTATTCGTAAAGCAAAGAGATTATATGGTGAAGATGTAGTTCCTTATAATTATCCAACAACAACTTGTATTATAGATTTCAATAAATTCCAGCAATGGAATCTTCCTAAAGATTCTGTAGCTGTTATTTCTTATTACACAAAGAACGATAATGGTAATGTAGATTTCTATAAGATCGTTGGTGATAAAGTTGTTCAACAAGCTGAACTTCCTATTAAATATATTCCAATTATCAGATTATCTGGTAATGAGATTTATGAAGATAATAATATAAATTATAATGGCATTGTTCAGCAAACATTAACTCTAGAACTTGGTGCAAATATAGCATATTCTACCTTGATTGAAAGATGTGGTAGAAGTCCTAAAGCAAACTATCTTATCCATGTTGATGCTATTGATGGTCTAGAGAAGAATATGGCTGCATGTAACCAAGATGATACAGTTGCAGTATTATGGAAAGGTGAACATGAACCTAAACCTTTGATTGAAGGATTTGAAACTGGTGACCTACAGAATACAATTTCTACTTGTAGAACTCTAATGGAAGATACATTGGGTATTCCATTGGCCGGTATTGTAGACCAGAAAGAAAGAACTGCAACAGAAATCCTTAGACAAGAGACTTCTAAGGAAAGTAATACAGCTAACTATTATAATAATGCTTATAAAGCAATGAGAACCTTAGGTAGAATCATTATTGAATTGATTAATGCTGGTACAGATCTTAAATTTACACTAGAGAATGGTCCTTCTGTAATTACAAGAGAAATGAAGATTCGTCAAGAATTGTCTGCTCTTGGTACAATTATGCCAGATAATATGAAACCAATCATTGCTAAGTACTTTGCTGATACTTTGAAGAATGATTTGGGTGATGAATTGTCTAGGAACATTATTGCTAACTTACCACCAGATGTACAGTTTGTATCTGAAGCACAAGATCCAACTGCTATTCATCAAATGAAGCAATTACAGGGTCAATTTGATGAAGTAATGAGTGAACTTGAATTAACAAAGAAAGAGAATGAAGAATTAAGAACTCAATTAACTATGTCACAAGTAAATATAATGAATAATAGAGAGCAGAGAGAACTTGATTGGAATAAATTTACTGTGGCAGAACAAGATAAGATGCTCTTGGAAGGTGCTAAACTTGATGCACAAGCCGCTAAAGATGGAGATAATGCTAACTTGAAACAGCAAGAAATTAACATTAAAGCAGCTGAAGCAAATATAGACCAAGCCCAAAGAGAGACTGATGCTAAACTAGAAGGTTATCAAGAAGCACTAAATGATGTAGATGACATTATGAGGATGTAATATGGAACCTTATAATCCAGAGAAATCATGGCTTGAATTTAAGTTCAATAAAGAACAGGCTAAGGAACAGTTGAAACAAACTATTCCTGGCCTTCGTGCTTTGATAAATATATATGAGAATCCTGAAAGTAGTGCTCTTGAAACTTTAGATCTTGCAGCAGAAGACTTTGTTCCATTCTATGCAGCTACTAAATATGGTGCAGATCCTTCTGACTTTGCTAAAGAAGCTATGTTGCTTGGATTGATGGGATACCCAACTATTGCTTCCAAAGCTAAACGATCTGTAGTAAGAAATAAAGGCAGAGAATACTATAATTCAAATCAGAACTTATATTATAAGGATAAAGATGGTAATTTACAAAGCATCAGTAAAGAATATGGGCCAGAACCAGATCTAGATAATGTAAGAAAGTATAATTCTTATAAAGATGTATTAGAAGACATGGCTTATACTGAAGAAGCTTTGAAAGAAGCTAGACCATTGGGTGAAAGAGGATCTGTTATAAATTCTGGATTAGAGGCATACAAAGCTATTGATGATTTCACACAAACTCATCCTTATATGAAAGTAGAATATGGTGGTGGACATTCAAGTGATCCAGCTGTATTAGTATATAATCCAAATACTTTAAATTATGATGTTTATTATAAATTTGGCAATGATTGGAAATTACAAGATTGGAAATTGGATAAAGAATTTATAGATAAACAATGGTACAAGAACGATCCTATTGAAAGAGCAAATCTTGATGCAGCAAAGAAACAATTAATGCAAGATATAAAGTTATTTAATGTAAGATCAAATATAGAACCAGAGTTTCCAAGGATGGATTATGAGTATCCTTGGACTTGGGAATACGGAGATTAACAATGCTATTTAACATTCTAACAGGTGCTGGTTTATCTAATAATGTGCTTAAATCTGGTGACAGACAAGCTACATATAGACAGACACCAGCAGAACATGAAGAATTGCTGGATGAAAGAAATCTTCCAGGTTATCAAGAAGCAATGATGCTTCAAGGTCCAGCTAAGTTAATGGCTATTCAACAATTAAGAGCACAAGCTGCTTTGAGAGAAGCAGAATACCCAAAGTACTGGGATGATAGGTATCCTCGTAGAGATATATCTCAATCTTCGTCTTGGGTTGGTGATATAAACTATGACCCATATACACAAGCAATGCAAGTACAACTTGGTAATAAAGTATATAGTTATCCAAAGACACCAGATCAAGTAGCAGAATTTATTAATAGTCCAAGTTTAGGAGGATATATTAATGCCAGAAAGTCTTAAACCTTATGACCCAAATAAAGGGTTTATTTCATTCAGATTAAATCCTGAAGCAATAAAGGAAGAACTAATCTCCTTTGTACCATATAATAGAACTTTGCATTATTTCCATGATAATCCTGAAGCTCCAATTAGTGAAACTGCAAAGATTGCCATGAGTGAAACTCCTATATTAGGTAGTTTGCTAGCTGGTGAACCTGTTGATGCTGCTAAAGAAGCTATATTATTTAGTGCACCTATTAAAGCAAAGACTAAGACTAAAGTTAAGAATCTTGGTCCTGATACTAGATTCTATCAAGATCCAAATTATGATTATAGTTATGGCAAGATTACAGCGTATGCTAACCCAGTTAATGGTAAGAATGGTTATATTCATCAATTTAAGAGCAACATGGAAATTAATAGAAATCGAAAGAATTTAAATGCTCAAATAGGAACACCTGACTTTGGTATGAATGAAATGTTAAGTAGTATTGATAATTCAAATGCTATGCATAAATTAAATGGAAAGAATGATAGAATTTCTTATAGGGAAGCTTATGATGAAGCTATGAATCCTTATAATAAGGATAGATTATATTCAGACCCAAATTTCATAAACACACCTGAAGGATCTATATTAAATGAAGGTATAGATTTGAGTGGTAAACTTGGTGAGTTGCAATCTAAAGAAGGTGCGATTAGACTTGCTGAGAAAGTTAAACCTAAACTTAAACCAGGTGAATCACTTATTCAAGATGCTGATGGTAAGGTCTATATTCTTAAAGGAAATGATGTTTATTATTTACTCTTTGCTAATAATAGAAGAAGTTCAAGATACTGGAAATATGCT